ATACGTTGCCGGATACGGGGCAACTAGTGCTAATGTTCCAAAGCAAATTCAGTTGTATTTGTTGGCCAAATTGACCGAACAATTTGACCCAAATGTTAGAGCGGAAAAAGATACTGTCCAAAGTTCATACATTGATAGATTGCTTGACAGATTTAAGGTGTACGGATAATGGGAGCAATAGCTTACTCGATGAATCGTCGAATTACGATTGAATATAAAGTCGTAACTCAGAACAGTGATTACGGTACGGAGTCCATAACGTGGACCACTTTATTTTCACGCGTAGGTGCCAATATTCAAGAAGTTTTACCTAGTAGGTCTGAATCTTTGAAACAAGGTTTACGTCTAGATTCAAATCAAATTCGTGTTAGACTTAGACGGTTATCAGGAATAACCTCAGACATGAGGGTGATTGTACACGATGCTTCAGACAAGACTTACCAGATTATCGGTGGACCATCGGAATTAGATGGCCGACGAGTGATCGAATTGGTGTGTGAGAAGTATACTACTACAGGCCAACCGTGACCGTTAAGAATATAACAGGCTTAAAAGAATTGCAGGCAATGTTAAACTCATTGCCTGCCAAACTTGAAGGCAACATTATGAGGACCGCGCTACGGGCAGGAGCTAAAGTTATACTTGAAGAAGCAAAACTCAATGTTCCAATTAGACATGGTGATTTAAGAGACAGTATTAGAATCTCGACTAGAATTAAAAAAGGCAGGGTGACCGCGTCCGTTAAAGCAGGTAATAAAAAAGCCTGGTATTGGCGATTTGTTGAATATGGTACTGCTGAACATGCTATCTCTGCTAAAGATAAAGGTGTTCTGTCATTCGGTGGATTTTTTGGTAAGTCAGTATTGCACCCGGGAGCAAAAGAAAAACCATTCATGAGACCCGCGTTAGATGTAAAATCTTCTGAGGCAATTGTTGCTGTTGGTGAAGCTATAAAAAAACGACTCACTAAACAAGGCTTAGACGCTACAGACATATTTATAGAGGTTGAAGAATGAGCTCCGTAAAAGTTATCAGAGCATTGCTGGTTGCTAATTCGAATTTAGTTGCTGTAGTACCTTCAACTCGAATAATTGCAGGGGTGTTACCTCAATCGACCGTCGTTCCTGCCTTGTGTGTTACTGAAATAAGCACGTTAGAACTGCCAAATATTGATGCTCAAGCGACCAAATCTCTTGTTTCTGCTAGAGTTCAAGTAACAATTTTTTCATCAAATTACGCGACTCAAAAACAAGTTTTAGACCTGGTGAGAAAGGCATGCAATTATGAACGTGGTAATATTGCATCTACAGAAGTAGTATCTGTGCAAAGATTACATAATGGTCCAGATTTTAATGATTTGGAAACAGGACTTTTTATGCAGTCGATAGATTTTAAAGTAATATTCAATGAAGACAATTAACGTATTACAATTTCATACATTAAATTTTTAACCTGCCCTAAAGGGTTTTTAATAACGAGGAAATATTATGCCTACAGCAGCCGGACTATTTAAGCAAGTAGCTTATAAAGAAGAAGTGACTTACGGTACAGTTCCGTCGGCTGCTTCAGCACAATTACTTCGAAGAGTTAAATCTTCTCTCGATATGACTAAGGATGTTTACGAATCAAATGAGATTCGTGCAGACTTTCAAGTAGCAGATATGAGGCATGGAGTACGTCGAGTTGGTGGATCTATTGACGGTGAATTGTCTCCAGGTACATACAAAGACTTTTTTGCTGCTTCACTGAAAAAAGCTTTTGCTGCAATCGCCCCATCCACCTCTGTCAGTTTGACAATCGCAGGCACTTCACCGACGTTTACGGTAACTCGCGCTGCCGGTTCTTTTTTGACTGACGGATATAAAATTGGCCATGTTATTCGCTTAAGTGTTGGTTCACTGAATGCTGCGAATATTAATAAAAATCTAATGATTACAGCTTTAACTGCAACAGTTGCAACGGTCCTCGTACTTAATGGAGTTGCGATGGTTGCTGAAGGTCCTATTACTGGTTGTACAGTAACTGCCGCCGGAAAAAACACGTGGGTACCGTCCACATCCCACACAAATAAATCTTTTTCGATTGAGCATTTTTTCAGTGACCTGACTCAATCTGAAGTTTTTAGTGGATGTAAAGTTGCAAAGATAGGTTTGTCTTTGCCCCCTACAGGTATGGCTACGTGTAACATTGAATTTAAAGGGCAAAGTATTACAACAGCTTCAGCTCAATATTTTACTTCACCCACAGCAGCAACTACAACAGGTAATCTTGCTTCTGTGAATGGGGTTCTACGTGTAAATGCAACGAGCGTTGCAAATGTTACCGGCCTATCGATGGATATTATGAGTGATCAAACAGGAGATGCAACTGTTGGTAGTAACGTGATTACTGCTCAATATCCCGGCCGAGTAAAAGTTTCAGGTCAATTTACAGCGTATTTTGATTCTGTTACATTGCGTGATGCATTCATTAATGAAACCGAGATTGATTTGTATGCAGCTTTCACTGCTAACAATACTGCTACATCAGACTTTGTTGCTATCGGTTTGCCACGTATTAAATTAGGTAGTTCAAATGTAGATGATGGTGAAGGGGGATTAATCCGTACATACTCATACACGGCGTTATTGAATACTGCAGGCGGTTCAGGTATTGCAACAGAAGCAACAACAATTCAAATACAAGATTCGGCTGCTTAATTGCCTACTTGTAATAAACCCGGCGCAAGCCATAACCAGCACCGGCCAACCTATTGTCTCCTTTCGTGAGGAGCGGTAGGTTGGTACGGGCATTTTTAACTCACGAAAGTAAAAAATGAATAGTACACCTAGCAATTTATTATCTTCTTTGCTCGCAAATCTAGATCTTGAAGATTACGAAGACGTTAGCACAGGTACGCTAACAGTTCTGAATCCGGAAACTCAAGCCCCGACTACATCAAAAATCACACTTGCTAGTCGTGAACATCAGTCTCGCAAACAGATTGACTTGGCTCGTACTCGTAAACTACGCAACTCTTTTAACCAGACTGGCAAAGTGCCTGTTTCTGACCCAGTTGAAGATTACGAAGACGAAACAGATTACTTGGTTGCTTCAACGTTAGGTTGGAATTTGATTAAAGGTGGTCAACCTTTAGAATTTTCTCCTGCTGTTGCAAGACAGTTATACACTGACCCGAAGAAACATTGGCTACGTGCTCAAGTTGTTGCTGCATTGAATAAAGACTCGCTTTTTATCAAGGACTCCGGGAAGAACTAATCGCCTGCTGCCGTTCTGAGTTTGAGTTATCAGAACGGCAGGGTGATGGGGCGAGTCTGCGTACACACCTACAACGATTAGCCAAAAATACCGGCAAGATTGACGAGAGGTTGAACATCACATGGCCAAAACATGGAGGTGTGATTTGGGAGATCTTTAATCAACTTGGACGATCAGTAGCTATGGGTGGAGTGAGTCCTATTAGTGCCCAAGAAATAATATCTTATCAATCTTTAAGAAATATTCGTTTCACTGCGTTTGAACTTGATATGATCGAAGAATTTGATCGTATTGCGATTGAGTATTCAAACAAAAAATAGAGGTGTATATGATAGCAGGCTCACTTGAAATCCAACTTTTAGCAGATATTGCCAGACTCCAGCAAGATATGGATAAAGCATCAAGTGTAGTTGGTGGTGCTATGGGTAAAATATCTTCAAGTGTATCTACTGCTACAAAACTTTTGGGTGGTTTAGCCGCAGGCCTATCTGTGGCTGCTTTTTCTAGCTGGATTCGTGGTGCAATTGATGCTGCGGATGCTGCGAGTAAATTATCTGCTAAGACTGGTGTTGCAGTCAAAGACCTAGCCGGATTACAGCTCGCGTATAGTTTAGGGGGGGCTGAGGGTGATGCTTTCGCTAAATCAATGACCAAACTGTCCGTCGCGATGGTTGAAGGTAATAAAGGTTTGGCCCAATTGGGCATTAAAACCAAAACAGTTAGTGGTGAATTCCTAAGTACGAAAGACGTCCTTTATTCTGTTGCAGATTTGTTTTCAAACTTAGAAGATGGTGCGTTTAAGACAGCAAAGGCCGTTGAAATTTTTGGTAAATCAGGCGCTGATTTAATTCCTCTTTTGAATGGTGGATCTGCTGCATTTAAAGAAATGGATGCAATGGCCCAAAAGTTAGGGTTAACAATCTCAGAATCCACTGCAAAAAGAGCTGAAGAATTCAACGATACCTTAGAGTTAGTTCGTTTGGGTAGTCAAGGTGTGGCTAGGGGGATTGCTGCTGAATTACTACCTACACTAACTAACCTAGCTACTTCATTTTTAGGTTCTATGACCGAGGGTGACAAGCTAAAAAATACAGCTGATTTTTTAGCTAATGGGTTAAAAATTCTCTATAGTGTGGCTGTTGGTGTTGTAGAAATATTTAGTACGTTAGGGAAAACAATCGGGGCGACTGCTGCGGCCATTGTTGCTACTTTGAGTGGTGATTTTAAATTGGCAGCAAGTATTGCCCGTGAAGCATCAAAAGATATAGGTAATGGTTGGTTAGATAGTGCAAAAGCAATTTCGACTGCTTGGGAAGGTTCAGCCAACGTAGTCGTGTTAGCCCAAGCAAAATTAATGAAATCTACAAAATTTGTTACGGAAGATATGGTGGCTGCTGTTAAGGCTGTGTCCCAGGTCAAGGATGAATTTGAGAAATTGTATGCAAAAATTCAAGGCAAAGATCAGGGGGTCGATTCTGATTATGAAAAAAATCTAACAATACTAAATCGAGCGTATGAAGAAGATATACTCACTCTAGACGAGTATATGAAATTAGTGCTCAAATACAATAGTCAACAAAAAGTTAATATTGATCTTGCAAAAAAAGAAGCAGACGAGATTGAAGCATTAAAAAACGCTATCGATAAGCAAAATGATTCGGCAAAATCAATGTTGGCTACGATCCAATTTGAGACAAAATTACTCGGATTGAATTCTATTCAGCGTGCAGAAGCTAACGCTTTACGTCAACTTGAAAGTGCAGGGGTCGTCGAAGGTACCGAGGCGTATATTAATTACGCAGAAGCTATAAAGGAAGCATCGATCGGTAAAGTAATAGTCGAAGAGCAAATAAAGGCCAATTCAGACCAACTTGCAGATACTAAAAAGATGTGGGAGTCTGTTGATAAGACTGCCCATGACGTTTTTGTCTCAATTTTTAATGGAGGTAAAAGCGCTTTTGATAGGTTGCGCGATACTTTAAAATCCGGATTGCTCGACATGCTTTATCAAATGACAGTTAAGAAGTGGGTATTAAATATCGCCTCTAATATAACCGGAGGGGGGGGTTCCTTACTACAAGCGGCAGGTTCAAGTTCATCTGGCGGTGGCAGTATGCTGAGTAGCGTCGGTAGCCTTTTAGGTAGTGGTGGTGCTATAGGTAATTTTGCAGGCGGGTTCACATCAGGCCTTTCCTCTTTCGGTAGCCTGGCGGCTACTAGTGGTAACCTGAGCGCGGGTTTTACTGCACTAGGGGCAGGAAATATTTCAGGAGGTCTTGGTTCCTTAGCGGGTACGTTAGGACCATACGCACTTGCAGCAGTAGCCATTTCCCAGATTATTAAAAATACTAAGGGGGAAACTCGTGGTGGTGGGCAGTATGGTTACTCTTTCGACGGTACTGTGCAAAATAACCGTCGTCCGGGTTTAAGTGTAAATGCATCACCTGGTAGTGTTGCATTTTTAGAAGGGCCTAGTGGTGGTGAACTTGGTGGGGACGCAGTCAGAACCGCGATAGCCGCTACAGTACAAGGTATCAATGCAACACTTAAAGCTGTGGGGTCAAGCGCTGCGTTAACTGGTTTTCAAGCAGCGCTTGAAACTAGTGGTAAGGGCCGCGGAGGGGTGTTCGCCGGAGGCATGCTAAATACCGGAGTGGCTTTTGGTGAGTCAGGATCAGGTGATAATTACCGAGGGACTCTATTTGAAAAATCCAGCTCACAAAGTCCAGATGCTAAAACGGCTCTTGCAAACTTTTCGCTTGATCTAAAGCAAGCGACCATTCAGGCATTGCAGGCCGCAGTTGATTTGCCTAAATCAATCTCGGAACAATTGAGAGGGATCAACGCTGAAAGTCTTGCGGATGATGCGACAAACAAATTACTTGGCGCGATCAACTCCCAAATTGTTGCAGTTACTGAATTTAGAGATGCGATCGCCACGTTACCGTTTGTCGGTTTGCGTGATTTGAGTTTTGATACGGCTGACGCTTTGCTTAAATTTACTGGAGGCATTCAAGGTATCAGCTCCCAGTTAGCATCATTCGACAAGAATTTTTATAACGAGGCAGAACGGGCTACAAAGCAAAGTGAAGAAGTAACTAAACAAATGACTAACCTTGGTTTTTCAAGTATTAAAACAAAAGAGGAATTCAGAAGCTTGATTGAAGGAATGAGTGTTACAGACGAGGCGAGTGCTAAAACTTTTGCCAGCCTATTAGCTGTATCTGACGCATTTGCCCAAGTATCAGACCGAGCAAATGACTCTGCTAAAGCTATTGCAGAAGCTCAAGCGCAGGCAGCCGTTGTTGCAGAAGCTCAGGCAGCAAAAGCATCGGCTGACGCTGTAAAAGCATCGGCTGACGCTGCCCAGGCAAATAAAGATGCTTTGATTAAAAACGCAAATGATGCTTTCTCCGCCTTACAACGGTCAGTTGACGCTCAGAAGAAAATTTTACAGGATGCATACAATGATCAATCTAAGTTGTTGCGTAATCAATCGCAGATAGCAACGAGTTCATTGCAAAATATCAAATCCGTATTTACATTGTTAAGTAGTTCTTTATCCTCGTTAGTACCACTGAGCCGCTCAGCAGGTAAAGACATTTTGAATACCGCCCTTTCACTGTCTAATTCTGGGGGTTCATTAAAAGATTTTCCAGGTTTAAGTGATGCATTGCAGGCAGTTGCAAAACCTAGCGAGGATTTATTCGTAAGTTTTGCAGACTGGCAGAAAGATCAAAAACTTACAGCGAACACAGTATCTCAATTAAAAGATAATGCTAGTGCTCAAGTAGGCGTGGCAGAACTAACTTTAAATGCTATTAACGATACTATTAAAGTGCTTGATGAAAATCACGATGTAGATATTTCAAATTTAAATAGGACTATCGAACTTGCTAAATCTCAGATCAATGCAATTAATAAGGTAGATGATTCGGTAGTTAGTATACATACCGCGTTAAGTAACTTAGCAGATGTCATCCTGGGAATTAGGAAGACTGGTCTGTCTACTACTTCAAGTAATGATACTAGCCCAGAAATTCAATCTGCTAAATTAAATGCCGATATTAAAAAGTACGCAAGTAATAGTGCAAAGGATAGTTATTATTTTATTCCTGGGGTAAATGATTTTAATGCCAAAATGCAAAATGCTAAAAACCTATCTAAGCAGTTAGGTTCTTTTGATCCTGCTAAATTTGGAACAGCCGAATTAGCGCTGTTGAATACTACAGGTCGTGATGTAAAGTACTGGAAAGATGTGCAAAATCAGTTTGATGCAGGTTTAGGTCCTCGTGCAAGTTTTGCAGTTGGAACAAATTTTGTGCGTAGAGACATGGACGCTAGGATTCATGCTGGTGAGAGAATCATGCCTGCAGCGGATAACAGAGAATTAATGCAAAGACTTAGAGATCCATCTAAAGGAGAACTGCTTGAAGAACTTCGGGCTACTCGTGAAGATAATCGACAAATGCGTATGATGATGGAGTCTCATCTTTATGCAATAGCGAAAGGGGTTAAAATGACTTCAGAATCACTAGATGATGTTATTGTTGGTGGACGTTCAATTAAAACAACGGCGGCTTAAATGGTAATAATTGACCCTATTGCAATTACCGACCTAGTACTGACTAGCACGAATGTTGCGGAGACTGATTATGCTGCTTACAACAGCGGTACATCTTATGCCTTAGGTGACAAAGTCATTTTGACTACTGCGACCTCTACGGTCACATTTTCTATCGCTTCACCGTGCGTAGTTACATGGGCAGCTAACGGTTTAGCTGATAGGACTCCAATCTATTTTACGTCTAGTGGTAATCTGCCATCAGGCATCGTATCAGGTACCCAGTACTATGTTGTTGCTGTTGATACAGACACTTTCCAATTAAGTACAACACTTGGGGGTGCGTCTTTAACTACAAGCGGGAGTCAAAGCGGTACTCATACTGCCGTTGCTCAAATTCATAAAATATTCGAATCCCTTCAAGCCGCAAACACGGCCCATTATCCTTCTGCTGCGGCCAGCTCAACTTGGTGGCAAGATAATGGATCAACCAACGCTAGAAAAATGTTTGATACTGCCAGTAGTACTCAAACAGCTAATAGTTCTAGTATTGTGGTTACACTTGATCCGGTTGTAATTGTAAATGCAATTTATCTCGGTGGGGTTGAGGCGGATTCAGTGACTGTAACTGTAACCGATGATATTGAGGGGGTTGTCTATACTGTGACTCAATCGATGGTTATGTCGAATTCAAACAGTAGTTTTTGGAATTGGTATTTCAAAAGACTTAAGTATAAAATGGTATTTGTATCGACTCAGTTGCCAAGTTATATCAACGCAACAATTACGGTTACAATCACTAAAACAGGCGGTGTTGCAAAATGTGGTATGATTGCTTTAGGAACCATAGAAGAGGTAGGCCTTAGCCAGTACGGGGTTGGTTTAGACATAAAAGATTATTCTACAACCCAATTTAATTTTGATGGTTCTAGTACTACTACTGAACGAGGTTTTGTGAAACGCATGTCAGTGGATGTTGTTTTAAATAACGATGTCATCGATTCTGTTTATAATACCCTTGTTCAATTTCGACAAAAGAACGTAGTGTGGGTTGGAAGTGAACTGTACGAGGGCACCATTGTTTACGGAAAATTCTCAAGTTTTAAAAATGTCATTCCAGACCCGTCTTGTTCTAAAATGGCTCTACAAATTGATGGAGTAATTTAATGGCCCTAACACCACCGACCACAGCTCCTTTAAGGACAATGAGTCAAACGGATTTTGATGCTGCTGTAGCTGCTCGAATTGCGTGGGACACAACTAACGTTAGTGAACTTACCGCATTTCAAGCAGCACTTACATCAATTGCAGCCGGTACCGCATTTGCAATTCCTTACACGTTCAGCACGACGACAACTGACAGCGATCCAGGTGCGGGATTTTTAAGACTTAGTAGTGCAACACAAAATGCCTCAACGGTTATTCGAGCAGATTTAGCAGGAGCTGACGGTTCAACATGGACGTCTGTAATAGACACATTTGACGACTCGACAAGTGCGATTAAAGGACAAATACTGCTAGTCAAATTAGGTGATGCTACAAAGTGGCTCGCGTTCAACGTGACAGCACTTGCATCACCATCCGGCTATAAAAATCTTACTGTTACTAACGTTGCGTCTAGCGCGGCAAGCCCATTTGCTAATAACGATTCCCTAGTGATGAAATTCACTCGGAACGGGGATAAGGGTGATACAGGTCCGACAGGCACAGCATTCAAGCCTGTTATGGTGGCAAATAAATATTACGGTTATCCATTTATTGAAGCATCATTTGCAGGAACAGAAGTTGCTGACCGAATGTATGCTGTGCCTATTTATATCCCTAATGCTTGCACTATAACCAAAATTGGCATAGAGCAAACTACTGGTGTTGCAGGTAATTGCAGATTGGGCATTTATAATATGGGTAGTGACGCACTACCCTCAACCTTACTTTTAGACGCGGGGGTTGTTACTACTACTGCTACTGCAGAAAAAGAAATTACAATATCCCAAAGTATGAGCCAGGGCTGGTATTTTCTAGTTGCTCTATTTGATGCGGGG